GGGGACAAGATGGAAACGTACAATCGAAATGCCGGAGAGATTGCTGCGGTTAGTTCGACACCGTGGCTATCCGCTGTGGTGCTGCGGCACTACGAACCAATCGCCGATGCTGACGCAATTCGAGCCTGCGCCGGAGCACAACAACTCAACGGCAAATGGTACATGCCGATTTGGGGCTGCGATACTCTCGCTCACCTCATTGAAGACATCGAACACGCCTCCGCTAGAGCGGAGAAAGGAGATACCGTGAAAGCAGTTGGTCGGCAATGGCGTCTTCGCTGGAAGCGCGTTGGGTACAAGGAAAAGCGCAAGATCTTCTGGTCGGAACGGGCAGCGCAGAGGCGCATTGTCCTGATGGGGCCGGAACCGTGGAAGGCGCTCGGTACAGAACCCGACGAGCACAGGTGCTGTAGTGGCGAACAGTGCGGTTGCCGTGGAGAGACATGGCGCGAGCACCTGTTGTCGAGCCGCGGCGACATGCCACCGTTGGAATACACGGTCATCGAGTCACGCGAAGTCTCGGTTGGAAAGTGGATGCCGAACGATGCGGTTCACGGGCGGCCACACGCCGCCGGAAAGGAAGGTTGACATGAGCAAGAAGCGTAAATCGGCGGCGGGTGGACGTACCGTGGGACCGCTGGTTCGCCGCTGCGATCTGTGTGCGGCGTTCATGGAATGCGAAGTCAAAGTGCGCGACATTCCCAGGTGCGGAGAATGCCGCAGATATCCGCCGCAGGTTGTGTTCATGGATGACGAAGGTGGAGCATTCGACCAATGGCCAGAGGTCTGGGCAGATGATTGGTGCCTGGATTTCATTCGGCGAACGCACGGAGTCACTTTCCGAGCGGAAGCGAGGTAAAGTGAACTCCATTGTTGGCAATTCTTCTTGGCGCGATAAGGCGGCTATCGGTCTTCTCGAAACGCGCACTGTCGGAGAGCACAACGTCCGCGTGTACGCCGACCGGCTGGCGATCTGGCGCAAGGACGGTCGGCGGTTGGCTTGGGAGGAACTGCAAGCCGTGAAGCAGTCTGTGTGGGGCGACCGCGTTGCCGTGGAGGTGTACCCGGCACAAGGAGACGTTGTGAATCTGCGGCACACGCGGCACCTGTGGACGGGGCCGCTACTGACGGCAGCGGTTGCAGCAGAGTGTACGCATTGCGAGTTTGCCAACAACAGAATATCACGTTAGGAGTGTTCTGAAATGTACCGGAAGTCGCGCAGGACGATGATGTTAGAGCGGAAGCGGGCGCGGTGTGCGGCGATGCGTGAGGCGAAGGAGCGGAGGCGTTTTGGAGGCCGGAGGGGGTGCCTGGGCCGAGGCGGAAAGGAGAACCGTGGATAAGAAGCGATACGTGAAGCTGACGCAGAAGGGCGTCTCGTCGGTGCAGACGCTCGACCTTGCGATTGAGGAAATCCGCGAGGCGTTCAAGTATGCTCTGACGACTGACGTTCTGGAAGTACAGTTCATGGACTTGACGGAGGCTGAGTATGAGGCGCTGCCAGAGTTTCAAGAATACTGATGCCAACAACAGAATATCACGTTAGGAGTGTTCTGAAATGTACCGGAAGTCGCGCAGGACGATGATGTTAGAGCGGAAGCGGGCGCGGTGTGCGGCGATGCGTGAGGCGAAGGAGCGGAGGCGTTTGGAGGCGCGTGCTGGGGATGAGGGATGGAGGCGGATCGGGACGTGGCTGGTGGCGGTGTATGTGTCTCAGAACGGAGAACGGGTGGAGGTTCACGCGCACGGGGGAGTGGATAGTTGGGTGAGGTGCGGATCGGAACGGGCGGTGAGGGCCGGGTTGGCGAGGTTGCTGAGGAAGGATGGGGCTTGCTGCGCTGGCGCTGCGCGAGGCGGCGGGAAAGGGGTGGAGGATGGAAGAGCGAGTTGTGCCGCACGATGAGGGGATAGAAAGGGCGTGTCTGGGTGGGATGCTGATGCCGTGGGCGAGCCTGGGGGTGCTGGAGGACTGCCGGAGGTTGGGGATCCGGGGGGAGTGCTGGTATCTGCCTGGGGCGCGGACGGTGGCGGAGACGGTGTTGAAGATGGCGGAGGGAGGGAGGCAGGTTGATGCGCTGGTGGTGGGGGCGGCGCTGACGGCGGCGGGGAAGCTGGATGAGGTGGGCGGGCAGTCGTGGCTGGATGGGTGCGTGGATCTGGTGGTGACGGAGCAGCATGTGCGGTCGTACTTGATGGAGCTGAGGCAGTTGTTCATTCGGAGGGAGATCATCCGGGCGGCGCGGGAGCTGGAGGTGGATGCGTATCAGAACCAGGCTGGGGATGGGCTGCTGGCGCAGGCGCCGGATCGGTTCCTGGAGATCATGGGGAAGGTGCAGCACGAGACGAGCAATGATTTGGTGATGGGTGAGAGCCTGGAGCGGTGGGAGCGGGCGCGGCGGTGGAAGCAGGAGGGGGATGAGAGCTGCCGGCCGGCGATCGGGGTGGATACGCCGTGGAAGGATCTGACGGAGATGATCTGCGGGTGGGAGCCTGGGGTGACGGTGATCGGTGGCCGGCCATCGGCGGGGAAGACGACGTTCGAGGATGCGGTGGCGGTGCATGCTGCGCGGGCTGGGGTGGGGGTGGGACGGGCTACGCTGGATGCGACGCGGAGGGAGCTGCTGGAGAGGTCGCTGTGTCGGGAGGCTGGGTGCTCGCTGCCGAAGCTGAAGTTCGGGTTTGGGCGAAAGGATCAGTTGGCGCTGGCGCAGGAGGCGCGGGAGGAGCTGGCGAAGTTGCCGCTGTTCTTCCAGGAGGGGGTGTTCGAGCTGCGGGAGATCTGTACGTGGGCGCGGTTTCTGAAGGCGCGGAAGGGGATCGGGATGCTGACGATTGATTACGTTCAGCAGGTGCAGGCGAGCGAGCTGCGGAATGCACATGATTCGGTGGCGCGGGTGGGACACGTGATGCGGGGGCTGAAGGGGCTGGCGCTGGAGTTGCAGATTCCTGTGTTGGTGCTGGCGCAGTTGAATCGGGCGGTGGAGAAGGAGAGCCGAACGCCGAACATGGCGGACCTGAAGGATTCGGGGGTGATCGAGGAGTCGGCGCACAAGATCCTGTTTCTGTTTCGGGATGTGGAGAAGGTGAAGGGGATGGAGGAGCGGGCGCCCGGGGCGACGAAGCATAAGCGGCCGGTGTGGTGCTATGTGGCGAAGCAGAAGGATGGGCGAGCGGATGAGGGGATTCCGATGTGGCTGCTGCCGGCGTACTTCAGGTTTGAGAGGTCGGGGTCGAATGACTGGAGCGATGATGCGCTGCCGGATGAGAGCAGGAAGGATGTGGCGAGCGGTGAGGCGGGGCGTGCTGGGTATCTGCCGGAGTGGGCACAGGAGGGAGGGGATGGCGGAGAGGAGGATGGGTGATGGAGCGCCATTGGAGCAGCAGGCGCCACGCTGGGCGCCGGCTGAGCGGCTGCTGTACTGGGGGGAGGATGAGCGGATGAGCACGATCGAGGAGGTGGAGGGCTGGTGGGGGGTGGAGTGGGATTGGCAGGGTGGGGCGCTTGGGGTGCATCCGATCGCGGAGATCGTGAAGCGAAACGGGGAGGCGATGGTTGAGGGGCGGATGGAATCCCGGGTGCTGGTGGCGCTGGTGCCGACGCTGCAGGCTGGGCTGGCGGTGAGGAGGCTGGCGAAGCGGGAGTTGGCGGAGAGGGGTATCAGGGCGTGAGCGTGGCGGAACATGCGCTGATTCCGGCGCCTGGTCTGGCGGAGATCCAGGCTGAGGCGTGGAGGGGGAGGTGTTCGGCTGAGGTGGCGGCGGAGAGGCTGCTGAGGATGCGGAACGAGGCGATCCGTGCGGAGGCGCTGGATCCGATTCGGTTCGGGTGGGAGCCGGATATCTGGAAGGTGTGCGATGCGCTGCTGGATTGGCCGCGGTGCGAGGATCAGGGGTTTCTGAGGCGGGTGAGGGAGCGAACGGGGATGGATTGGGGGGGATGGAGCGCGGGGATCAGGAAGGCGCTTGGGTTCAGGGAGCGGATATGGATGCTGCTGATTCTGGGCGGGCAGAGGTCGGCGAAGAGCACGTATGCGGCGAAGCGATGCGTGCAGCAGATGCTGCAGAAGGATGGGGCGCGTGTGTTTCCGATGCACATGGAGAGCAAGCGTAGCGTGGCGGAGCAGCAGGTGTTGATTCATGGGTTTCTACCGCCGGAGGAGCGGAGGCAGCGGCAGACGGAGACGGAGTACGTGAAGTACAAGGTGAAGACTGGGTTTTCGGAGAACAGCTTCATTCTGAGCAATCTGTCGTTCTGCCAGTTCAAGTTTTACAGTCAGAGTATGCATGAGACGCTGCAGGGGCTTGAGCCGGACTTGGTGGCTCCGGATGAGTTGCTGCCGCCGGAGTGGGTGGATGAAATCGTGCATCGTTTGAATACGAGGGCGGGGCGGTGTATCTGCACGTTCACGCCGGTTGAGGGGTTTTCAGCTACGGTGCGGGCGTGGTGCGAGGGTGCTACTGTGGCGAGGACGGGGACGGGGTATCTGGCGCCGATGGATGGTGGGGACCGGGATGAGGCGGGGGCGCTTGGGCTGAGTGAGGAGGAGCTGGGAGAGCTGAGAAGGGCGGTGGAGGAGAAGCGGCCGGCGCGGGCGATGCAGAGCCGGAGCGAGGATTGCGTGGGGTGGGTGAATGATGGGGGTGGGGGGAATGATGCGGTGGGTGGGCGGCGGTGGGAGCGGATGCCACGGGTGATGCGGTGCGTGGATCCACGGTTCGCGGTGGTGTTCTTCTGGAGTTCGGACAATCCATACGGGAATCCGAAGGAGGTGGCGGCGAGTTTGAGGCACAAGCCGGTGTCAGGCCGGGCTGGGGTGAGGGAGAGGTTCTACGGGTTTGCGGATCGGGTGGCGGCAGGACAGTTTCCGACGTTTTCGAGGCAGAGCCATGTGGTGAGGGGGCCGGCGATTCCGGAGGGCGGGGAGACGTACCTGTTTGTGGATCCGGCGCGGGGGCGGAACTTCTACATGCTGTGGATTCGGAGGGTTGGTGAGACGGCGTATGCGGTGCGGGAGTGGCCTGGGGGATACTGGATACCGGGTATTGGGGTTCCGGGGCCGTGGGCGGTGCCGAGCGGGAGGCGTGGGGATGGGGAACGAGGGACGGGGCAAGGGCCGTGGGGGTTCGGGCTGCTGAGGTACAAGTTTGAGATGGCGCGCGTGGAGGGGTGGGAGGTGTGGAGGCGGTGGCGGCGGGATCTTGGAGGGGCGTGGAGCGAGGATGCGGTGGCGCCGCTTGACGAGGTGGAGGAGTGGGAGGAGCCGACGGAGGCGGGTGAGGCGAGGGAGATTGTGGAGGGGCGGTACGTGGATTCGAGGGCGGCGAGCGAGCCGAGGATCGAGAATGACAGGCCGGTGACGCTGCTGACGGATCTGGAGCGGATCGGACTGCGGTTCGGGCTGGCGCCCGGGAAGGATGTGAGCGACCGGATTCAGAGGATTCGGAATGGGCTGGAGGGGGAGACGGAGGGGGCGAGACAGGAGGGGGCGGACGAGACTCGGTGGGTGAGGCGGCCGAGATTGCTGGTGAGTGAGGAGTGTCGGAATCTGATTTTCTCGCTGGAGACGTGGAAGTGGACTCCGCCGGAGGGGGAAGGGGAGCGGGGGGCGTGCAAGGATCCGATTGACACGCTGGGATGGTTCTTCGATGAGGGACTGGATGACGAGGGGAGAGAGGAGGTTCGGTCGTATGGGGGAGTGAACTACGGGCGAAGCAGGAAGGTGTCGAGGTTCAAGAGCGCCCGGGAACGGCTGGCGTGGATGAGGAGGTGAACGATGGCGAGTGCGCTAATGAGACGCGGGGATATCAGGCGTGAGTGGGGGTTGACGGAGAAGCAGACGAGGGCGGTGGTGGTGACGCTGAGGCCGGTGTCTTTGAAGGGTCGGACTCGCCGATTGTACCGGAGGGATGAGGTGGTGGGATTGATTGGGGAAAGGAGGGATGAATGCTCGGGTGGATAGAGAGGTGGGCGGTGAGGCGGGCGCGGCGCCGGCTGACGGAGCGGATCGGAACTCTGAGGGCTGATGAGCTGCTGGAGGCGATGGGAAGAGGGGAAGAGGATCCGATGTTCCGGGGGGTGATGGTGTATCTGGCGGGGCAACAGGAGCTGGTGGCGGAACAGATGGCGGATCGCCGGCAGACGGATTCGGACCGGGCGTGGAGGTGCGGGAAGCTGGCGGCGCTGCTGGACGCGCAGGAGGACCTGGCGAAGCTGAGGGAGGATGGGGAGAGGAGGAGGGCGACATAGGGCCGATGATGATGGATTGCGGGGGTTGGGAATGGCGTCGGAGTGATCCGACGCCATTTTGCTTTGAGCATTTTCAGGACGGTACTGGACGGTACTGGACGGTTTCGGACGGTACGGGAAGGGGACGGTGGCGGAAGTGAGGTGATGGTGGTGACATGGGCGCAGGAAAAGGGAACGCGGCCCATCCGCGGTAAAAGCTCAACATCGGAGGTGTGCGATGGGTGACGAGACGAGAACCGAGAGGGACGAGGGGAAGACGGGCGATGAGGCTGGGGAGAGGAGACCGGAGGAGACCGGGACGCCTGCTGATGAGAAGGGGAAGCTGACGCCGGAGGCGCAGCACGCGCTGGATGAACGGATCGGCCGCGAGGTGAGGAAGACGAAGGCGGCTGAGGAGGGGCGAGAGGCGGCGGAGTCGGAGTTGAAGACGCTGAAGGCGCGCCTGGAGGGAGACCTGGCGGCGACGGCTGAGGAGCTGGGGGTGTTGGGTGAGTTCGTGACGGCCGATGAACAGAGGGCTGTTGCGGATTACCGGCAGTTCCGACGGGACCTGGCGTGGTGCAAGGCGCATCGGCGCGGGTACGAGGGGTCCGGGAAGGCTGGCGATGAGTCCATGACGGAGGAGGAGGTGGAGCGCCTTCGGGACCGCATCGAGGAGCGACTGGATGGCGTGGCTGACGCGGCGAAGGGTGCGCTGGCGAAGGCGAGAGGGGGAGTGAGGGAGTTGCTGGATCTGGGGCGGGCGGCGAAGAAGGCAGGCTGGGGCCCTGGGAAGGCAACGGGGAAGGAGTTGAGGCCGCCGAAGCTCCCTGGCGGGGGCGGGTCCGCGGAACCGCGGGCGGTGGCTGGTGAACCAGAACGAGGGTCCGGGAAACCGGACATGAAGCGATTCATGGAGAGCGGCGGAGGGGAGGATGCGCTGCTGGACGTGTACAAGGCCGCACCGCGGCCAAGGGCGTAGGGTGGCGCGAGCGAGGCTGATCTTCTGAGTCGCAGGGAGGACTACGATGGCGGGCGGGATGTACGAGCCGGATGTGAGGGGGATGGGGACAGTGATTCAGGAGATTGGTGACGCGATCTTCCAGGCGCGGAGCGACAAGACGCCGATCATGCGGCTTCTGCCGCGTGGGAAGCAGCCGAAGCAGATGCTGGCGGAGTGGCCGGTTCAGATTTCGACGGACCGGGCGTTCACGCCTGGGGGTGACGACGATATTGACACGTTCGATAAGACGACCCGGGAGAAGCTGTCGGGATACGGGATGCGGCTGGTGACGAAGGGCTGGATGGTTGGGAAGACGGCGACGTGGGTGGAGTCGGCGGGCGTGCCGGACGAGGTGGCGAAGCAGAAGCGGGACAACGGGCTGGAGTTGGCGCTGATGGCGGAGCGCCAGAT